AAGCGTGTCCACCAATTCCAATTTCTCCAGCAGGCGCTCCACTAGCCATGGTAAAACGTTTACCACGCATGTAATCATTGAAATTACGGAGATCCTGAAAGGCCAAGTACCATACAGAGTCCGTGCGAGCTGGATCAAAATAGTGCACCATGCTTTCTAATCCATTGACAAACATGTTAGCACCTGTTTTTGCATACTCCAAAAGATCAATTTCTATTTGATTTGAGTCTGTCTTTGTGTTAAGCTTGTTCTTCATATCTTCTAAATTTGAATCTACTTCGTTGGTGGGCTGGAAAATCCGAGGCGCAGGGAGCCTGTAAGGAGCAATCGGATTTTCGAAATCACTTGTCGTTACTGCCCATGGCGTAGTGTATTGTCTGCCTGCGAAAGAAGACATAAGACTTTGAACAATTGCATCACCTGCCTTGCGCAGTTCAGCAGCTCCGTCAAAAATACTGTCTTTAACAGAAAGACCGGCAGCTGCCAACAGATCCGCAGGGGTTTTATTACTAGTACCGTTCTTTAATTTATCGGTTAGCGCTTCTGCAGTCTTACCACCAATCTCTTTGAGCATCTTGTCAACCAATGCTAAAAAGGCACGTATCTCCTCCACACCTTCAAGCTGTACATTCGAATGGACGAGTTTCTGAACACTGTCCGGCAAATCCTCCATCTCTTTCAACATTTTGAACTGGGATCTTACATTTGCCTCATCAATCAGATCCTTGCGTACTGTGTCGCCGAGCGACCAAAATTGTTGTTCACTGAGACTGGTTTTAAACACATCATTGATCTGCGAGAGAATACCATTTACAGATTTCGGTGTCTTGCTTTCTAGATACGCAAAGAGACCGGCAGCGGCATCTTTTACATCCCTGAAGAAGTCCGATATCTTGAACTTATCTCCAAGAGAGGTCATGCCATTTTCTGCAATATATGTCATCTCTGCCTGAACTTTGGTGGCAAGATCACTAAAAGTTTTCATTACATTGCCAGGAAGCTCACTCAGTTTTGCAAAGTCCAAGTCCGATAATGACAAATCAAAGATGGATTGAATTTTCTCCTTTTGATTGCCATAGGTTTTGTCAAGAGACTCTGAGATTTTTTCGTGCGCCTTTTCAAGCAAGGCCAGCACATGTTGTTGTTTGATAAAATCAGCAGGGGTAATTAGTTCCACACTGTTGATTTTTTGCTTCATTCTCTCTATTATAATCAGCTGGTTAATCTGATCTGTATTGAGTTTTGAAGCTTTTTTGCTATCTAGGTTAAAATTCTTGCTGAGACTGTCGAACGTTCTGCTTGCAGCACTTTCCAAAGAACTCAGCACTTTTTCAATCCCTCTAATTTTATTGGAGTACTCTTTTAAAAGGATTGAATTAGGTGTGGACGCTTCCTTCTCAGAGGACAACTGAGCTGTATAGTACTTCTCAGCCATTTTCAGTTGACTGTACAATTCACCATACTTTGATTCAACTAACCCTTTCGGAATCTCAAAGTCGAGGACTGTCGATAAAACTATGGGATCACTATTAAACTTCTTATCAGACGCCGAAAACTTACTACTGGCACTAAACGCTTTGTCAAAAAGACCATCATTAGTTCTACGCTTTAATTCTGTCAGGTCGTCAGCCAAGGCAGTCAATGCAGCTGTATACTCTTTAGGATTGATCGTATTCGGAGTTGCCTCCATTCTTTCAACCAAATTCTTGGCAATTCGCACGTCTTGAATTTGTTGTCGAACTTTCACAAGAGATTGTTCAGACAAAGATAAGTATGCTTTTATGGACAATTCTTCAGAACCTATTTTAGATAGTTGAGCATTGACATCGTTCATAAAGAAGGACACTTTAGAATTCTGAATAATGTTATCCAAAGTATCATAGTAAGCACTTACACGCTCAATGAATTTAGAGTCTTCTTCCCAGTACAGAGTGGTGGCAATTGCCTTAGCCGCCTTGTCAGCCTTTTCAAATAGATTGTCCAAGTTTGAATTCTGCAAGCTGAGTCTGCGCATTGTCATCTGGTCTATACCAACATCAAGTTTATCAAGAAAGTATTTAGTTCTTGATTCTTTAAAGTAGCTACTGTCTTGACGCTCTTTCCATGCTTTTGTCAGTTCTTCTTGTCTCTTAATCTCCGCTTGATAGAGCATTATAGAGCCTCTATCTTCTAGATCTATGGCACCTTGTATGGCAACCTTATAGGCGTTTATAAGGGCGATTCGCTCTTGTAAATAGCTCATATCATAGTCATCACCAAAGAAATCCGCCCCATCTTTGCCAAAATCGAGTTTTAATACTTCCTTGGCATCCGCTGTCAAGGTGGTGAGTGCTTCAGTAAACGCTTTTCTATTATTTGCTTTAAAACCTTTTTCCATAATGTCAGGGATCGCATGGTTCAGGTTATCAAGACTCTTTCTATATTTTTCTTCCTGACGCTTCATTTCTTCATTCCACAAACCTTCGTCCATGGAACCACGACCCTGTTCGCGCATACGTTTGGCGAGACGCCAATTAAAGTCAAAAGAAGCGAATAATTTATCAAACTCACCTCTTGTTGCAATATCCACGCTCTCATATGCTCTTTCCAAATTTCTTAAAGAAATTCCCACATTGATGGCATCTTTAGTAAGATCAGAAAATCTTGAATTTCCACGGTATGCTTCATCCGTGTAAACGGCATTACTATTTCGATATCCCGGAAAGCCGTCTTTAGCCTTTTGAATCATGCTTCTGACAGTTTCTTCAGAAGGTAGCCAAGAAAAGAGAATACGCTTTAACCTGTTTCCAAAGGCTTCCAACTTTTCACTGACACCTGGCAGAAGATTGGCAAGGTCCCACAACGTGGTCGCTATGAAAGTGAACCAAAAGAATCTACCCGCCACTTTTGCAACGCTCCCCAAAACGGTTCTCAAGAATTTAAAGGAGATTGCAAACTTTGTGGCCGCTGTAGCTGTTGCTGCTATGGGAGACGACACTGCTGCTAAGCGATAACCTGTTGAAGTCAGTCTAGAAGCAGTTGCGCGAGTGGTTACTGGTGCAACAGCTGCACCACTTCCACGAATAAGTTTAGCAATTTTATTACTTGCCAATACCGACTTGAACCCTTTGTAAAGACCGATAAACAAAGCAGGCCCGGATATAACAGCCATTAGCGCCGTCGCTGCTTTTGTGGCGGTCCACAGGTTATCGGCAAGGCCAACCATGGCATCTCCTAACATGTAGACACTTTCGACAACAAAGTTAAAGAATCGCTTAACAATGTCCATAAGATGTAGATACACAGAGGAGAAACCACTTACATCATATTTTACTCTGCCAAGGTCTATGGACCACCCTGACATTCTTTTAATCAGAGTGAAGAAACTATTATCCACCCTTTCAATACCGTTAACAAAATCAGTGACTCTGGAATCAAACCCCCCAAGATCTTTCTGAGGCTGTCTGGACAGTGCTGTACGCTGTCTGTTCAAAATTGTCTGTAGCTCTTGCGTCTGGTTATCAGTGAGTTTTCCTTGATCTGAGAATAACTTGTAATAGTCTTTAAGTGCCTTGTTAGTTTCATCAGCAGACGCTCTTATCACTTCATAATCGCGGTTATCCATCTTGGTAAAGTCTATATTACGCAAGACTGCCGTGAAATCATATTCTACATCACCGATTCTACCAAAATTAAGTAACTTGTCTAATTGTGCCTGTCTGCCTGCACTTGTTTTTGCATTCGCAGCTCCAAAGATACCTCTAACCTTGTCATAGACAATTTGTAAATTATCTATAACTGTGTCACCTGGACCAAACAGCATGAGTCCTAACGCGCCAATTCCTCCAACTGTTAAGCCAATTGCCCCCATCTTTAAAATGAGAGGTAGAACAGCCTTCAGACCTGCCATAAACAACTCAAAAGAAATAGCACCTATATTTAAAGCCAATTTTAATAAAGTTGCGCCAATTAAGTCTACTGTGGCTACAATGGGACTGACCAACAATCTTACCGAACTAATAATTCCTTTAAAGGTGTTTCTCATTGATTTGGCAATGGTCAGACTGTTTGTGGCCATTTTCAGCATTCCATACCCAATTAGATTAATAGAGTCTACTGCTATGTAAGCCGCAAGATAAAAAGGTTTAAAGGCTTGTAGCATAAAACTCATCATTTTACCTGCATTACCTAGACTTGTGGACATAAGCGCAATAGCATAGTCAATTCTCATCATTGCCATAATAGTTGAATTAAAAATAGATGCTATAGTTGCTGAGCTGAAAGCAGCTTTCATAAGAGCAGAAAACGCTCTAATTGTTTTAAAATCTTTAGAAAGGACTCTGGCAAAACCGGCAGCTCCTGCAGAAAGATGATCGAACAGAGTACTTCCACGTCTAAGTCGCAAGAATGCTGCGGAAGTGGTGCTGATCTTTTGCAACCTCACTGACAAATAACCAAGCGCTAGAGTGAGAGGGGTGATTATCAGGGTAAGTCCACCAATAGCCATTAAGTTCCTTACGATTAAGGAAATTGGCTTAGCTAAAGATACAGACGTTGTAATGGCAGCATTAGATATACTGGAGAAGGCTGTCACTAATGCGACAGATGTGAAAAGAGGATTTTTAAATAGCTTACCAATACCTTGCAGACCTAATTTAATGAAGTTTTGCATGTCTGATAAAAAGTTAGTTACCACCGCTAATGTATTAGCACCAAACATTTTGATCAGTGCTCCCTTAATACTAAACCCTTTAACAGCTGCGATAAACTTACTACCAAGATCTGTAATAAAAGTTATGGCTGTACCCCAAACTGCTTTTAACTTATTAATATCAGCCTGAGTTATACTGAGGGCCGCCATGATCGCTTGTTTAAAATTATGGATTGTTGCGAACACAGGCGTTGCCATGGAAAAACCCTCTCCTAAAACAAAGCTATTATTAATGGCCTGCCAGAGAGTCATTGTACTACCAGAGGCACCATACGCAGCTGCATTAGCACTTAGATTTGTAAACAGTTGCTTGATTATGGGTAAAGTCGTACTTTTTGGTATTGTGGGAATGGCAAAATTAAATGGAAATGGTATTTTTGCAATATGCTTTTTAGTCCACATAAATGCACTGTTAAGCATTCCCGTCATAACAGGTATGAATGCCGTAAGTGCTCTGGCACCGCCCTCCTTACCCATAATAGAAAACATGAGAAGAGGAATGCCTATAAACCCAGCTTCAAAGATACTTATGGACTTCAGCATAGAGGTCATAAGCGCAGCAGCACCTGCGATTGCAATTCGAGGATGTTTAAATAATCCTGCAAACCATGTGGCCAAACCTACACTTGTGGTTCCCAGTGTAGTACCACCGAATATTCCTGAGAGGCCACGTGAAATTAAGGCTGACATATATGCGAAGACGCCCTCTACAGCTGCAATACCTTTTTTCGGATCGGCCGCAGTACCAGCAAACAACGCCCAAATATTTTTCCAACCTTTCTTTACCAAGAAGGTATATCCAACCATGAAACCGGCTGTTAGACCGATTAAAGAATTATTAAAAATATTGAACATCTTAAGAATCTTGTTAAACATACTTTCTTCAGGAATCAACCCATTTATGACACCATCCCAGGCATTGGCCATGATACTTGGCAGTAAGAAGACTCCATTCTTGATAGAAGTTACAAAACTTTTGACAAACCCACTAACCATCGTCTCAATGACAACGTTAGTACCTTCTGAAATTCCTTTAATAGTGCTATTAAAAGCACTTCCAGGAAAGGTTTCAGCCAATAAGCCTACTATGGACAAGGCTGCCAGTAACTTGCCTTTTAATCCTTTTTTAGCCGCAGTTATGACAAATACAAGAGTAGATACAATTTTATATCCGTATTTGATAAAGTTTTTGAGAGTGGCGTTTTCGTCCACATACTCACTGATATTTGCAAACACTTTCTTAAGATGTCCCATTCCTGAAGACATTCCTTTGAATACATTATCAAAGATCAGCACACTTTTTCTTCCAAAAGCTTCCACTAGTGCCAATGCCCTGTTAAGAATGTTTGTAGAGTCCAACACCCCTTGCATAGTGTCAGGCCAATAAGAATGACCAACAACCTTATCATAAACCTTTTCAAAGGTCTTCCTAACTTTTATTCCAAACTCTGTGACATTGTCCAGGACTTGTGGTAATTTATCGTCAAGTGTATCTAGAACATTATCTAGCTTTTCAGCCTGTGCAACCATTACTTTCTTAAACCAATCACTCTCCTTGATCTTTTCTTTAAGGCTGTCTGTCTTCTTATAAGCCTTCTTTGCTGTTCCTTCAGTCCAGCTGATAATTTCAAAGGCAATTGGGTATTTCTTTGGTTCTATCTTTTTGACTGTCTTGTCTATCCATTCAAAAAGGGCTGTGGATTCAATACGATCACCTGTATCTTTGAAACCTGTTAGCACTTGTTTCCAAAAACGTTTCAAGAATTTTTCGGTCTTCGTGAGTTTATTTGTCTCCATGTTTATTCCATCGATCATGTCAGGCCAGTAAGAGTGACCAATGACCTTGTCGTAAACATCGAGAAAAGCCGCTTTTACTTTCTCCGTAAAATTTTTAATAACACTGATAGTGCTGTCGAGTGCCACAGTGGCATAATTTAATATGCTTGTGAAAATTGCTTTCAACCTCTCTATACCTTTGACAGCCACATCAATATGAATTACAGGTTTGTAAAGAAAACCGTTAATGAAGCCTGAAACAAATTTAAGGAACGTGAGAATTCCTCGTTTTATCTCATCAAGCAATGAATTGCTAAATAATCCCTTCATATCTACTTTAATATGTATTCTACTGAACACTGCTGAGAGTAGATCACGAAGGCCTCTTCCCAATTTTTCACCAAGACTTTCCGTAAAAATTGACAGTATAAAGTTCCAAACGTGATAAACTGTTGCACGTATTTTTGCACCCAGCATAACTAACTGGGGGTAAACAACATCAGAGTAAATACGTCCTAATACTGAGAAGGTGTTTTTCATAATGCGTGAAAGACCCACAAACAAAATGCGAGTTCTCAGTAAATTATTTGGAAGAATGCCCAGCCTGACGCCTAACTTAACCAAGATTGTATTAAAATCATAAATGGCAGCTATTGGTGCATCAAATATACCTGCATAGTTACTCATTCTAACAGTATTAAGTCTGTCATTAACAAGACCGAGATTTTCGCCAAACTCAGTCAAGGACTCAGATTTAAACAGTTTAACCCATGAACGTTCTAACCGAGTGTCATCTATAAAAAAGATGGACATTCTCTCTGCAATGCCTTCCAGAGTTCTTCCTATCGGCAGTAAATACTGGTATAGACTCGCATTACTTTCCAAGAAGAGTCGAACTACTGCCGCCTTAATTTTAACTAAATATGTCTCCAGAGGTCCAATAAAAGAGATAACAAAGTACGAAACCTTTCTTGACATTATTTGTGTGTACCTGACCAGCTCATCAAATATCTTTATCAAAGGGGATTTCAGCTTGACCTCATCAGGTAATGCATCTTTAACAAAGTTGTCCTTGGCTTCCATTCGTAGAACAATCTCATCTTTTGTTGAACCTTTTGCACGTTCTTCATTTACATACGCCTCTTCCGCTTTTCTCAACTTTAATCTTTGACGCATCGACGATAATAGCATCTTTTCAAACTGTGCTTTCCTTATTTCTTCACGGTACCCTTTATCAACAGCTAAACGTATTTCATGAGTTAGTGCTTTTATTCTGGTGAAGTGTGTGACAACATCGCCAAGAGTTGTTACAAACTCTTTCTCACTACTAAAAGGGAGATCCCCTGATAATGCGCCTTTAAATGACAAGAAGGCTACAGAAGAATCTTGAATAAGTCTCAAATAGTTTCGTATTCCTGTTTTTGCCGTGTCCATTGTTGTCAATAATCTTGCAGAAAAACTTTCAAAAGTGTTTCCAAAGTTTAATAACCTTTTAGAAATCTTGTCAGTTACACCTGTATATTTCACTAGACTACCGATGGACATGGATACGTACTGTGCCATCTGTTGAGTTGCTTTTGAAACAGTGGCGACTGTCCTGCCAAAATCTTCATCAGTCTTGTCCGCCATTTTTTCAATAGCTTTTATGACCGCCAGGGTGGTTGTACCACCAGTTTCAGCAAACTTTATCATTTCTCCAGCAGTCATACCAAACTGATCTTGCAACCCTTGACCCAAATACCTAAACTGTTCAAATACTGCTCTTAATTCTTGACCTCTTAATTCACCAGAACCTAAGCCTTGTAAAAACTGAGTTAAGCCTGATTGGAGAGACGCATAAGATGAACCAGACAGCTCACCGGCTCTCTGGATAGTGCGTGCAACCTTCAGCAAACGGTCTTCACCAAAGTCGTACTTTCGCAGACTTCGACTTAACTCTGTGTACAAGTTTGCTGTATCCGCAAAGGAGGCTCTACTTTGTTTAGACACTGTTATCAATTTTGACTTGGTTCTAATGAGATCTTCTTCACCTTTAACAACAAGCTTAAGCCTGTTTTCCACCAGGGTCAAATCATCAGCCATACCAATAAATGCACGAACGCTGACAAAGCCTGTATATGTCGTCAACAAGCCCGCCATTATTTTTGTCATTCGACTGAGACCTGTGTTTGTATTTTTGATACCCTTGTCTGTAGCGTTAAAACTTTTTGTTGCGTTTTTACCAAAGTCAGTTATGTTCTTATTAATCTCTTTGGTAAGCCTCGCAGTACTTCTGAAATTTACACTGTCAACACCTTCTAAAGAAGCTTTAGCGCTTTTGGATGTTTGGAAAATATTCTTAAGCCTGCTGTTAATGGATGCTAGGGATTGTTCCGCCTTTTCTGATTTAGTGTTTACATCTATTGTAATTCCTGACATATGCAACTCCGCATAAAAAGCCCACCAAGAATTGTCTCAGTGGGCTGTTTTTATTTAACGATAACACCGTTAGGCTTGATACCTTTAATTGACAACAGCGTTCTTTCAACAAAATGTGTTGGAGCTTGTTTAGATGAACCTCGGTTCAATTTATCAATATACTCAACGTTATTGTAGATTTTGTATTGTTCAGAACGCCATCCGGCTTGCGCCTTTCCAGTGTCAACAGGGGTTGCTGCTTTTAATCTATTGACAGCAGTTTTTATTACTTTGCTTTGTTCTTTTTCAAGCTTTGCTCTGATTTCTTTCTCTATACTATTGGACATACTCACCACCTTTGGCTTTTAGGAGACGTGCATACATTTCAGAACCTTTGAATGCGTTGTCAATAACATCGACTGTTTTCGGGCTGTGATCAGTATATACTGCCTTGAGAGATGGAAATAGATTTTCGGCCTTTTCTTTAATGCCTTGTGCCTGCAAAAGTTTCATAGTTCTGCCGTCCTCTCTCCAGCCCTCTGGTCTTCGCTCAAAGTAAAGTTGCCAGCCTACAAGCTCGTCATAAGGCATTTCCATCAACTTGTAGACTGGCGTTTTTAAAAGGTAAGCTACCTCATAATACAGAAGATCTTCATCAGAGAGGACTAGTTTTTTGTGTCATCACTCAGACCGGAGTACTTAGTGATTTCTTTAGCAAGTTTGTCAAGTTCTTCCAGGGGAATTTGTTCATAATCAGCATCAGTCATTTCTTCAGAACCTTCCACAGCCAGAGAGACAACGAATTTTAGGACTTCAAAACCTTGCTCTTCATTCTCCCCAACCGTTTTGGACATTTCCTGAATTTCTTTTACCTCAGCGACCGTGAGCTTTTTAATTTCAACATTACCACCCATGAATTTGATACTTTTCTTGATACGCTTGCTCGCCAGTTCTTTAAAACTCATTTTGAGTCTCCTTTAATGATTTGATTTACGAAATCCAGCATTCTGTGAAGGTCGTTAAGGGTTGCCAGAATCTCCATGGACTTAGCACCATCGCCTTCGAATTCTTTAATACGCTGGACAGTCTTGTAAATACTGAATTTAATCGACTTTCGCATGTATCTTGCTGTAAGTTTAAGCATGAAGTCTCTTGAAAATGGTTTCTTTTCAACAGCCTCTTTCGCCTTTTCATCAGTCATTGTGGATCCTTTTGTTTAGTCAGTGTACGCACCGAAAAACTCTGACTGTACAGTAATGGTTACAGTGGCAGTGTTGGCATCCGTCAGCTGAGGATTGACTTGGAAAGCTTCAATCTTACCATACCAGAAATATTGGGAGTTAGCAACAGTACCAAGACCAGCAGTTGTAGAAGCATGAGTAGTGGGTTTGTCATTCATAAGGGTAAAACGGAAGACCCGCTGAACGTTATCACCGACTAAACTTCCAAGATAATTGGCAGTATCCTGCCAATCGGTACCAATGTAATTCAGAGTGAGTTCCATTGAAGGAGCGTCAGCCTGCCCTTGGATCTGTTGGGAAGTCTTACTACCATAAACAGGAACGTTGACAATGTTCGGAGGAGTTCCCATAGAAGGAAACTCACGAACGTTCTTAATGCGAATAAACTCACCAGTATCAACACCAGGTGCAGTACCGTTAGCGATTTCATTGGCAAAACAGGCCTTAAGGGTAATTTGAGTTGGGTTTACAATAGCAAGAGTGTTTTGGTCTAAGTCAACACAGACAGAAAGATCAGAAAACATACCAGCAGAAATAGAGGAAATGTGGGCCATTTTTTAACTCCTAACATAGTGATTAAAGTTTGCGACATACTGCGCCTGAATTAGCACAGGATTGTCTTTATCTTGCCCGATAATGGCAAAAGAACTGGTTAAAAATTGAGTTGTACTCCCCGATGCGTAAGAAAAGCTAACACCTCTTAATAAATATGCATCTAAAATGTCAGCTATCGCTGTCACACGAGGAGGCCCAACTCCAAACGCTGAAAATATATCCACTATCAACATACCTGACATAGAAGATACATTAACAGGAGAATCTCCAAGCTGTATGGAAATACGAAGAAACTCGTTTCCCAAGTCTTCAGTAGAGAAGTTAGAAGGAACCGTTTTCAACTTCTCATCTGCCCATTCTGGAGATCCGAAAATTGAAAACACATCTGTCATGATATTAGTGAACTTACCCATACATTCCTCTATATTGACTTAAATATCTCGAACTCAAGAGTGAACCCTGTATCTTTAAGTTCATCACCAATCTTCCAAACAACACCTTCAAGTACTGCTTCATCATAAATAGAAAGATCAGGAAGACCGGCGCGTACCACTACCACTGTTTTCTTTATAGTATTGCTTTTAATTTCTGTATTCTTAATAAAAGCTACCAGAGTTTTCTCAGCAATAATTTTTCGATCTGTTGTTTTGTTGTTGAAATCAAAAGCAGTAGTATTATAAGCCTTAAAGACAATCTCTTTAGCCAGATTACCGGTCATTTTAAATGCTTTGTTCACATACTTTTTAGTTAACTCTTGGTATCCCATTAGTTTGCTCTCCACCATAGGAGAGTACCACCACCAGAGCCGTCTGTATTTAGTAAAGGTCGGATCAGATTAGTGATGATTGGTGGGATTTTTACGGTTCTCTTAACACCCTTCAGAGTAACTACACCATCCAGAGTAAGTTCTTGAACCGTTTCTTCTTCCACCAACACTCCAGGATTATTAAGCAAATGTAGAGCCAGCTCACAAGTTGCCTTAATGAGCCTTCTAGGAATCCCATCCAAGAGTACTGTCTTGCCAAGCGTACTGTCATAATAGTCACCGATCCTTGGAAAAACAAAGTTATCATCAACGGCATAGCCGCGCCAGGACTTGTCATAAAGAAGCTCCGTGGCTGTTTTAAGATATCTTTCTTTGTCTTCCAAGGCCATGGTTGCCCATTCCGACGTCTCCAAACGATTTCTAAAATATGCATCCGCCTCAACAATACTTACAAAGGAGTCGACACCTTTTGTGAGACTCATGTCAGCTCCTATTAGCTATGGAAGATTGGAAGAATACCACAAGTTAAAACCGAGCTTTGCTTACGCTGGAATACACTTTTAACATAAGCAGTGGCAGAGGCAGCAGTGATATTATTGGTTAAATTGGCTTCAGCTGCCAAAGTATCCGTGATAAGATGGATTCCTCCATCCACATCTTTTACACTACGGTAGCCATTATTGGAGACAAAATCATCTTCAGCCCCAGCCCAATCATAGCCAGCAGGGTGTGCCACATAGCCCCAACGATACCAAATAGTGGAGATACCACCACCTTTGTACTTGGAACCATCACGGGTGATTTCCACATCCATAGGGACCGTTAAAGGCTGAAGAGCCAAGGCACCAGGCAGAATAATGTAAGAACACTTGGTGCCTACGATATCCACCCCAGCACCTGCGTTAATTGCACTCAGCTCTGTGGTGGTGAAAGACTGAGAAGAACGAGTCAGAATCAAACGAAATTTACCGTTGAAAATAGTACTGAAGTCAACGCTACCTTCAGTAACACGATCCTGATCCACCAAATTGGCAGAGCGAAAAGAGGCCATCATCTCAGGAGAGGTGACAAGATAAGCATAGTCAGGCTCATAATCCTTGTATGCCATACCAAAAGCTTCCAAGAAACCCTCTGCGCGAGCAGCACCTTGAGCAGTGGTACTTGCTGCAATTACTGCCTTACTGGCACCCAAATCTACGTAAAAACCGTAAGCGGGATCTGTAGGGTCATTCTCAAAGGATTGACCACCGAGACCAATAGCTGCACCACCTCCTGCAGCGCCCCGGAGGGCTTCAGATAGACCAACACCCTTTACAACAGACAGAATGGCTTGATCCATATCCAGTCGTTTGGTTTTGGCAAAGTCTCGACCAATCTTGGCAAGACCGTCTACCTTGGTCACTACTTCCGTCATATTCTTTTTGGTTGCACCATGAGTGCGAACCGTTTTAATATATTTGAAGAAATCAGCTGTAAAGTCCGTAGTAGTACCGTCAGTAGCATCAGTGAGAGAAGCCACATTAATCTGAGGATCAAGCGGCTGAAACCAGCGAGCCTGACCAATAAAACTTTCCACATCAGGATTAATATCAGGGTTGGGACTGACCAGTGCAGTACCTGAGAGCCCTTTTTCCGTAGTATAGGCCTCATCAGCATAAGTGCCAATAGTCTCCTGAATTACATATTCTTCAATTCCAGCAATACCTTTAGTTGCCATTTTTATCTCCGTTTAATTGTTCCATTAGCAATTCCTTCCATGACTTCAGCTTGTGTCATTTCAGAAATTTTCTTGGTTGGGGTTTGAGGATTCACGTTCGGTTTACCATTGATGTTGGGGCCTGAATTGGTTTTTGGCTTGAGTAAGAAAGCATTATCATCACTATCAACGAATAACTTAACAACTTCACGAACATCTTTACCATACTTGTCCACCCATTTACCATCCACCTCATTAAGCTGACTTGTAATTTCTGAAAAAGCCACTTTAGCTGCTTTTTCATTTCTAAAATCAATGGCAGACAGTGCATCTTTAATCGCATTATCTCTTGTCAGCTCAACAATGCGTTGTTTATTTTGGGCTTCCTTCTGTTCGTATTCTTTCTTTTGCATCTCCAATAATTCTTTGAAGTTGCCATTCTCCTCCAATTGTTTCTTCAGAGCCTCATTCTTTTCTTTTTCAATTTTCTTTAGGGCTTCTTGTGCCTCATCTCGAGAAGCATAAGCTTTGTCAAGTTTGGTCTTTATATCAGCCAACTCTTTGGACAGGCGTTCTTCAACAATCTTTTCAACATCTGTTTCTTTGTCTTGCCCACCCTCAAGCTCCTTGATCTTTTTTGCAGCTTCATCTAATTCGGCTTGTAATTCTTCCACTGTTTTCATTTATTACTCCTATTCAAAGCACAGCTTTGCCCGTGGATACAATCTCACGGAGTTATGGTCCAATTCCATACCAACTTACATCGTGATCATAATCTTCAACAAACACTTTCATTATGTCAGCTTCTGTCAGTATGTCTTCATTTCTGATGATTTTGTCTCCCACCTTAGACTTACCACTGACAGGTATGAGTCCTTTATCAATAGCCTCTTTCAAATATTGTTTGTGCAGTTCTTTCGGCAAGCCTCGTTTTCTCATCTCTTTTAGAGTCTCAATAATAGGGTTGATCCTTAAGGACTCAGCATAAATTTTTCGAAGACCTTTCTTAGCAGCTGTCATATCCACAATATTAGTGAAGAATGCATCATGAATGGAACTGGTGGGAATGTTATTCTTCTTTCCCCACAAGTGGAAGCGTTTAACAATAGTGGCGTCATTACTATGGTTGGCATTTACGGCATAAGCCGTTTTAGCTTTATTCAAATCCACTATCTCTCTTATCTTCCCCTCTTTGTTAAGGAAAATGTCTTTCCAGTCTATCTCTGTTTTCTGTGGGATATTCAGAATATTGGTCACAAAATTGCCATCTTTGTCTTTATAAGTCAACCTTTCTTCAAACACTTGAGTGAAGGACTGTTCAATTACTTTACCGTCAAAATTAACCCAAGGAACTGTACTCCAACTTTTAGGGAGTTTATTTGCGATACCAATTTTAATACTGGCCAACTCATGTTCAGCCAGGACTTCACCCTTAAGAAGCTTTTTCATGGATAAGTCAGAAAGACCTGTATACTCTACCTTCATGTACTTACCCCCAGTTTTTCTGTATTTGGCAGATTTGACTCCCAGCAGAAGCTCTGCTAAATTGCTTTGTGGATCATAAAAGTCCAAACGTTTTAAAAGTTTCTCTGAAAGTGGTTCTCCAGACTTAAGGTTTAGCAAACGGCTGACCGTATTTGGAAGGGTAAATCCTTTCTTATAATCTCCAATAATAGATGTTTTAAGATAAGTCTTCCAGTCAAAGGCTGAAGAAGATGGTTTGGAATTTTTCAAAAAGTCTTCAGCTAATCTGCCAAAATACTTGGTAAAGTCTTTCAAAATGGGAACACGAGCCTCCATGTGTTCACTCATGATAGAGGCAATAAGTTTAAAATCATTGGGGGTGATGACACGATCATAATTACGGGTCATCTTCTCCACCACGCTCATGGAAGAATTGTCCAGGAACCAAAGCTGCTCCAAGATTTCATCACCAATATCAGTACCCTTGTTAAAGATATCTTTAACATCGTTTCGTAAAACTCTCAACTCAGCTGCCATTTCAGGGTCAAAACGTTCATATTTGGCTATCTGAGCGGATATCTCATTTAAAACACTATCACGTTCACTGGCTTTTACGACTAACGTTTCTTCCTTATTCAAGATTTTGGCAAGCTTTGCTTCTACATTGAGAATACCTGTTCGTTCACCTGCTCCGTAACGCTTGTTAACTGAGTTCGTTAGTCTCAGTAATCACTCAATAACAAAAAGCTGGCATCTTCTCTGACTTCAGTTTGTATCTTACAGTACATTTAGCAATACTATGTGCGTTCACCACCTCCATAATACTATCAAACATACCTAGTGGTGTACAAACTTTTATTGTTATTAGAGTAATTCTATATGTCACCATATAGACCAGACTATATCATCACCCTTTAACAGGGTGCTGGGCGCTTCGAGTCCACTTGAACTCTACAAGTTTCATAATCCGTTCTGGACCGTATACTTTAGTCGTTGAACCTTCAAGGAGATTCCTCTCCAAGCTCGGCTGCTGATTGTCTTCTTTGAAAAGAGTTTCCAGCAATTCACCCAGTTTTCAATACGCATTACTGCGTAAGGCCTCTTACTTAAAAAGGTAACCATCAATTTTGACTTTGCAGCTTTTCTGAGATCTTTCTCACTAATTCCTAACTTAAGATTTAACTTTCTGAATCTAGAATCATTGAAAGTGTCTCTAGCTACCTCATCGTACAGACGCTTCTTTCTGTTAGTAGGCACCACATTGCTTAATTCAGCCAATTGTTTATTCTTAGTGGTTAAAGCAATGATCTGAGCACCTGATGATGAAGCATCTTGTTCAAGAGCAAGCTTAGTCTTAAAGCTCAATATCTTGTTTATATCTTTGTAGTCACCACCAAGATGATTATCAATTTTAGCTGACTCAATGGCAAATCTGAGGAATTTAGGTAATTCTTCACCGTCAATTTTACTAACCATATCAGACTGTAAAATTGCTCGAATATCCTCTGGTTTTTTTCGGAGCATATGGTTGCCTATCCTGACCAGTTCAGGACGGTGATAAGCAGCAATTTTCTGCCGTCCTGACTGAGTGAGAGAGTCATAACGTCCTTCAAACTCGTCATTTAAACCACCAAGAAATGCACCCACCTGATCTTGGAACACGTTCCAGGCTTCTGGATTCATATTTCTTTCGTGAGCAGTGTTCAAGAAAGGTCTAAAAACTTCACCAGATTGTGGACCAATAAATCCTCTTTCATAAATACGAGCACGATGATCAATAAAAACATTGGTACTAAATGACTTGCCTCTTAACCAGTCCATAGCCTTAAAGCGTTCGTATGAGTCATCACGAGATGATAGATACTTTTTCAGTTCATTAAGTTCGTCAAAGAACTTGGCCTTACCCCTGTCATCCTTGAAATATAAGATCTTTTTAATAGCATCATGATAGTCTTCATCTATTTCAAACTTAGATGTTGCCATCCAGTTTAGAGAATCCACTAGATTCTGATCAATAAATTCTTCAGGAAAGTCTTTAAAAGAAGAGGTGGAGGTTATGGGAATGCGTGTATCTGTCAAACCGAATCGATCTTTGATGAAGAATGTCTTATAACCTTTTCTGACAATCAATCGATTCCTTTCATCAACCACCCCCATGCGAAGACCTACATCAATCTTTCTATTCATCTTAGAGTAATTTTTAATTCTTGCATCTTTTAAATGAATATTGAAAGAGGTAGTGTCATAATAAGGACCAAAATACTTACCTGACAAACGACTCTTCATTCTTCGCTTTTGAACACCAAAGGAGGCTAGATCATAAAACTTATTATTGGTTTCCAAAAGAGTCTTACCTAATCCATACCACTTCATACGAGTACCGTTGAGATTGGCAGAATTGTATAGATCTTTGCCCAACATCACTGCCAACTGATCAAAATCAGGAGTGTCATCCACCGCCAAACGCATGGCGAATTTATTGTAAAAAGTTTGAATTCCTTCGTCTGTCATACGATTTCTTATATGGATAGGAATCTTAAGATCAAACACGTTTCGTAATTCTTTAGCGACTTTAGGTGCAATGGTGTCTTCCCATTTATTTCTACTACGAATGACATCAATGAACTCTTTAGACAGTTCATCAAATTGCACCACTCCCAATACAGGATCAATATAATTGTCATTCAAAAGCTTTTTCATAAAATTAGAATTAGATCTTAAATTAGTTTCAATGCTGTCGGAAATATTCATGACATCGAACTTGATCTGTCCTTGAGAAACCCCTTTAAAATTAGCCCATACTTCCTTATTGACGCGTTGTCGACCAAAGGTGACACGCAGGTTGTCTGCAATGACAGAGCGTTCATTGTAACCTAAATGTCGATCTAACTTATTTTCCACAAAATCTTTTATGAATATTTTATCCCTTTCAAGAAGATCTACACTATCTTCAACCCGTTTTAAGCTACTTCGATAAACATAGGGGTCAGGTGCATAAAATCTGCTATCCTCTCTTCTATTGGTGAAAGGATTGAATTTTAACTGTTTATCTGTAGGAGCTTTGCTGAGCATGGCACGCCTACTGGCTTTTTTGCTTGGAAGCATAATTCCACGATAATTAATTAAAGATAAAGTTCCATCTAACTCTGTGGCTTGTAACTTATAATAGTCTCGTAGAGTGTTGGTGAGCTTTAAATCATTAATAAAATCATCAGGAGTGCCTGCATAAATCTGCATGGCATCCAACTTTTCTTTAGCTAGGGCAAACCTTTGTGTATCATTGATGAGACCATCATCAGTCATACGTCTTAAAGTGTTTACACCTACAGGTGTACCTTCTGTGGTCGTGAATTTAGACAAAGGAAGCTGTCCTTCTTGGAACAATTTAACTTTGTCATAATTCCCTAAATGTTTTAACTGAATATGTTCAGGTTGCCTCCTAAGCCACTGATCATAAGATTCTTTAAGAGGTGTAAGACCATCATAGTAGGCAC